AAAAAGAAAAGCAGAAAGAAAAAGTAATGGCAGTTAATGCAGCGGGTAATTATACCAAGCCAACTATGCGTAAGTCTTTATTCAATCGCATCAAGGCTGGGAGCAAGGGCGGCTCAAGCGGTCAATGGTCTGCGCGTAAGGCTCAAATGCTTGCCAAAGCTTACAAAGCCAAAGGCGGGGGTTACACTTCGTGAAGAAGCCACAAAAATCTTTGATGAATTGGACAAAGCAGAAGTGGCGCACCAAGTCAGGTAAGCCATCTACTCAAGGCTCAAAGGCTACTGGTGAACGTTACTTGCCTGCTGCTGCTATAAAAGCTATGTCTAGCTCTCAGTATGCAGCGTCTTCTAAAAAGAAACGTGAAGACAAGTCAAAGGGCAAACAGTTTTCTAAGCAGCCTAAAGCCGCTGCTGCAATAGCAAAGAAATACAGATGAGTTTTCTACACACACTCAAAGTAGAAGAACGTGACTTGCTTCGCAAGATAGTGAAGAAAGTACACCTTGTTCACCACCCAGAAGAATTTTGTAATGACCGCGAGGCTGACAAGGTTATAACTACAATTGGCCCAGAGGTTGTTGAACGCATGATTAAGTTCGGTAAGGACAACAAGGTTGACCAACTTTAATTACAAGCCTGATGGCAATGTATTAAAACAATTTATGAAAGATGATAATTTCTTTCGCGGTATTCGTGGGCCAGTGGGTTCTGGTAAATCTGTCGGTTGTTGTGTCGAGGTGTTTCGTAGAGCCTTGATGCAAGAAAAAAACAAAGCTGGTTTACGCCGCAGCCGATGGGCAATCATCAGAAACACTAACCCACAACTGAGAACAACCACTATAAAAACTTGGCTTGACTGGTTCCCAGAAGAAGAGTGGGGCAAGTTTATGTGGTCGGTTCCATACACTCACTGGATTAAACAAGGTGATCTGGAACTAGAAGTAATCTTCCTAGCACTCGACAGGCCTGAAGATGTCAAAAAGTTACTCTCCCTTGAACTCACTGGCATCTGGATTAATGAGGCTAGGGAGATACCTAAATCAATTATTGACGCATGTACTATGCGTGTTGGTCGTTTCCCTTCTATGCGTGATGGTGGGCCTAGTTGGTCTGGGGTCATCGCTGATACTAATGCTCCTGAAGAAGACCACTGGTGGCCTATCATGTCTGGTGAAGTGCCTGTGCCGGATCATATTCCGATAGAGCAAGCGCGTATGCTTGTTAAGCCTGACAACTGGACATTTTATGTGCAACCATCTGGCATGATAGAAGAAACAGACAAGAATGGCTCTGTGCTTGATTATAAAGAAAATAAAAAAGCAGAAAATTGCAGGAACATGCTGAAGACTTATTACCCTAATTTAATTAGAGGCAAGACAAAAAGCTGGATTGATGTATATGTAATGAATAAACTTGGCTCAATCCAAGAGGGCAAGCCAGTGTATCAAAGCTTTGTAAGCGAAACACACATAGCGACAGAAGAAATACCCATCGCTCATGGCGTTCCTTTGTATATTGGAATTGACTTTGGCCTTACGCCTGCCGCTGTGTTTGGGCAAAAAGTTAGAGGCAGATGGCTAATCCAATCAGAGATTGTAGCTATTGATATGGGCATTGTAAGGTTTGCAGAAGTGTTACGCCAAGAGATTGCTACTAGATTTTCTAACTTGGATGTAAAAATATTTGGTGATCCGGCTGGCGACTTTCGCGCACAGACCGATGAAAGTACACCTTTTCAAATACTTAGGGGTGCTGGGCTAAGAGCAACGCCTGCTCCAAGCAACTCTGTTGATCTGCGTCTTGAAGCTGTTGCTTCTTCATTAAACAAAATGGTTGAAGGCAAGCCAGCGTTTCTAATTGATAGGCGTTGCCCAACCCTTATTAAGGGCTTTGAAGGCGGTTATTGCTATCGGCGTATGCAAGTTTCTGGTGAGCGATTCGATGACAAGCCTGATAAAAACATGTACTCACACATACATGACGCACTTCAATACCTAATGCTTGGTGCTGGTGAAGGTAGAGCTTTAATATCTGGGCAAAAACCTTTAAGAGCTTTCAATGCAAAGTCTGAATTTGATGTGTTTGCAAGAAAACCAAAACAGCAAAAACGTCAAGGGCTTTGGGCAAGAATGTAAATTGTGCGTTGCGTTAATTGGTTAATTGTGTTTATGCATAAATGATCTAATACAAGGAGATTAATATGTGTTTAGGTGGTGGCGGTAGCAAGCCAAAAGAAGACCCTGTTGTAAAACAAGAGCAGGAGTCTCAAAAGGCAGAGGAAGTTCAGCAGAAAAAAGTTCGCAAGCAAGAAGCTTTATCTGATACTTTAACAACAATGCGTGGTGGTCGGGGTCGTCGTTCACTAATTAAAAGTGGCAGCGGTGGCATGGGCTTTTATAACGAGTATCTATAATGATAGTTAACAATGATTTGCAAAATGGCGTGTATGAAGGCGAAAAAACTGCCCTCAAATATTTAAAGAAATATGAAAACGCTAAATCGCAACGCGAAAACTTTTTGCCATTGTTTGAGGAATGCTATGAATATGCATTGCCTCAACGCGAATCATTTTATGCAGAGTCAGTAGGGCAAAGAAGAGATGATAAAATCTTTGATGAAACGGCAGTTGTTGGCGTTCAAGAATTTGCTTCGCGCTTGCAGTCAGGCTTGGTTCCTAATTTTGCTAGATGGGCAGATTTTACTGCGGGGTCTGAAGTTCCGGCTGAAGAAAAAGATGAAGTCAATAATCAGCTTGATGAAGTCACAGATTATGTCTTTGAGGTTATACAAAATTCAAACTTTGGTCAGGAAGTTCACGAATCGTTTATGGACTTGGCGGTAGGCACAGGCGTTTTATGTGCTATGGAAGGCGATGCGGTTAACCCTGTAATGTTTTCTGCAATACCATTGCCACATGTAGTTCTTGATACTGGCCCTGACGATCAGGTAGATCATGTCTATCGTGAGCGTTCTGTGCGTAATTCAGATATTCCTGTAATGTATCCAAAGGCAAGCCTTTCAGATAAAATATTACAAAGAATTAAAAATAATCCAGATGAACGTACTAAGATATTAGAAGTTGTTTGTCGTGATTACTCAGTGGTAAACCAAAAAGCATTCTTCTTTTATGCAATAGAAACAAACACTAAGCAGATAATTAAAGAAGAAAAGTACACTGGCATTGGATCAAATCCCTTTATTTGTTTTCGATGGTCTAAAGTATCTGGTGAAATTTATGGGCGTGGCCCATTAATGAATGCCTTAAGCGCAATTAAAACTACCAACTTGACTATTGAGTTGATTCTTGAGAATGCACAAATGGCAATCTCAGGCATTTATCAAATGGATGATGACGGTGTTATTAACCCAGATACTATTAATCTTGTCCCAGGAACGGTCATACCAAAAGCCGCTGGCTCCATGGGTTTGCAGCCTGTTCAAGCTGCTGGGTCTTTTGATGTTGCTAACCTTGTTCTTAGTGACATGCGTTTAAATATTAAACGTGCATTATACAATGATATGCTTGGCAATCCTGATAAAACACCAGCGTCTGCAACAGAAATAGCAGAGCGTATGGCTGATTTATCTAGGCGTATTGGCTCTGCATTTGGGAGATTACAAGCAGAACTTGTGCAGCCTGTGCTGCAACGTGTTGTTTATATTCTAAAAAAACAAGGACGCATTGAACTGCCTACAATGAACGGCAGAGAAGTAAAGGTTCGTTCTGTTTCACCTCTTGCACAGGCGCAAGCTAATCAAGATATTTCCTCCGTAGCTAGATTTCTTGAACTTGTGCAAGGCAGATTTGGCCCAGAGCTTACAAACATTTTAATTAACTCAGAAGAAACTGCGGCATACTTAGCTAAGAAGTTTGGCGTTCCTGATACTCTTATTCGTGATCTTGAAGAACGTCAGCGCATAGTTCAGATGGCGCAGCAAATGGCACAGCAACAACAAATGCAAGGAGGCCCGCCAATTGATCAAGGATAGGGAGTTTCTAGCCCTTGATGGATTTCGCCGTGATAAGAGTGAAGACACAAAGATAAACTTAAACATAGCTACACTATTCAATACAGATGCAGGGCGATCTGTATTAAAGTATTTACGTTCCATAACAATTGAGCAGGTTAATGGTGCTGGCGTTTCTGACGCTGAACTGCGCCATATGGAAGGACAGCGATATATCGTTGGCCTCATTGAAACTCGTATGCAACATGCACACAAAAACAAAGAGGTTAAGACATGAACGAAGAAGCACAAGTAGAAGACTCTGGGGTTGTTACTGAAGGTGGCGACCCATTGCTGCAAACAGATGAGCAGGCTCGTCCAGACTGGTTGCCGGAAAAATTTAAAACAGCAGAAGACTTGGTAAACTCATATACAAGTCTTGAAGGAAAGCTTGGTCAAAAAGACGAGGACATTCGCAACGCTGTCATTGAAGAGCTTAGTAATGAAGCGTTTGCTAATCGTCCAGAAACTGCTGGTGATTATCAATTGCCGGAAACAATTGACGATCAAATGGCTACTGATAATGAACTTCTTAAATGGTGGTCTGAGACTGCGTTTGAAAATGGGTACAGCCAAGAGCAGTTTGAAGAAGGCATTAATATGTATGCTGAAGCTCTTAATGCTGATGTTCCTGATTATGATGCAGAGGTTTCCAAACTTGGTGACAATGCCGAAGCTAGGCAAGAAGCTGCTAGTTTATTTGCTAATCAGTTTTTTGAAGAACAGCATCTTTCAGCTATTGAACGCATGTGCGAAACCGCTGATGGTATTGAGGCATTAGAGTTTATGATGCAGTCAATGCAGCAAGGTGGGCCGTCTATTGATGGTCAGGCTGTAGCTACTGTTACTCAAGATCAATTAAATCAAATGATGTTAGACCCTCGGTATCACGACCCAGTTAAACGAGATCAAACATTTATTGCTGAAGTAGATGCTGGCTTCAAGCGTTTATATGGATAAGGAAGTTGGACGCATTGGGCGGCTATCATTAGTAGAGGCTAGCTTGAATCACGCTAGAATGATCGCTGACAGCCTTAGAATGCATGACGCTAGAGAATGCCTCATATATGGCTTAACGCCATTAGAGGCTCTTATAGAGCCGTTTACGGTAAAAGATAGCAGAACCTATGCTATAAAATTTAACGAAACTGTTATAGCTATGTGTGGAACTGTGCCTGTTTCAGAGGGTGTTGGCAGAGTTTGGATGCTCGGTACTGGTGGCGTTAATGAAAACTATCGTATATTTTTGCGTGGCTGCAAGCCAGCAATAGATATATTGCAGGGCGAATATGAGGTTGTAGAAAACTTTGTTCCGCAAGATCATGTTGATACAATCATGTGGCTAACATGGTGTGGTTTTATATTTGACGAAGAGGTTTATAATATTCACGGTCACAACATGATGCGTTTTGTGCGTTGCAGAGAAAGAAAAAATAATGTTTATTACCTAGAACGGCCTGTAATGCATTGAGCGACCCATACGGACAATCGCATTGAAAGTGAAAAACAGACAACCGCAGTAAGTATATTAACCTTAATCCTATGAAGAGGACTGTAAAATGGCGAATACAATTGACACCGCCTTTATTAAACAGTTTGAATCAGAGGTTCACATGGCTTATCAGCGCATGGGTTCTAAACTGCGGAACACTGTGCGTACTGTATCAAGCGTTCGTGGGAACACTGTTCGATTCCAAAAGATTGGAACAGGCTCTGCTTCAACTAAATCACGAAATGGTATGGTAACTCCAATGGAGTTGGCACACACCAACGTAGAAGCAACAATGTCTGATTTCTATGCTGCCGAGTATATCGACAAGCTAGATGAATTGAAGACAAACATTGATGAGCGTCAAGCTGTAGCAAAATCTGCTGCCGCTGCTCTTGGTCGTAAGACTGATGAGATTCTTATCACTGCTATGGATGCTGGTGCGAACTCAACTCAAATTAGCGGAACTGGTGCTGCTCTTACAAAAGCAAACCTGTTAACTCTTTTTGAAACATTTGGTTCAGCTAACATCCCAGAAGATGGTGGGCGTTATCTTGCGATGCACCCAGCAGGTTATGCTGACTTGTTCAACATTACTGAGTTTGCTTCAAGTGACTTTGTTGGTGAGCAAAACCTACCATTTGCTGGCGGCATGACAATGAAAGAATTTCTTGGCTTCAAGATTTTCTCTACATCAGCCGTTACTGCTGGTAAAAATATGGCGTACCACACATCATCTATTGGGCTTGGTATCGGTGCAGACGTTACGACTGAACTGAATTATGTCCCAGAGCGTGTGTCACACCTTGCAACCTCAATGATGTCCATGGGTTCTATTGTTATTGATGACAATGGTATCTATGAAGTCCTTGACAACAACTAGGAGGATTAGACATGGCATACGCAGCATCTGGTCTTAATCGTCTTGCAGGGGCGTCTAATGGCAATCTGTGGTTTTATACTACCGCAGACGCTATTGCTACTGTGAACACAGAAGGTTACTTTAATAACGCAGCAAACATGCTTAATGTTCGCGATGTTATTATTGTAGCTGACACAAACACACCAACAACAAGTTTTGTTAGTGTGCTTTCTAATACTGGTTCTGTTGTAGATGTATCTAATGGTACAGCTATAGCTGAAACAGACTCAGACTAAAGGAGTAGGGGGGTCAAGGTATTAACTTACCCCCCTAACCACACATGGCACTTGTAAGCACAACGGCCAATTCGCCAATTGATATTTGTAGTAGAGCATTAATTTTAATTGGTGCTGACCCAATTACTTCATTTGATGATGGAAATACAGAAGCCTTAGTTGCTGTCAATATGTATGAAGATGTTGCTAGAGCATCTTTAGTAAACTCTCGTTGGAGATTTGCCACAAACCAAGCTGTTTTAAATTTATTAAGTTCTGCCCCTACTGGCAGATATGATCGTGCTTACCAGCTTCCGAGTGATACTCTTATGCTTCATGCTGTTACAGTAAGCGATTTACCTATTGATTATCAGATTTACGGAAACAAAGTTTTTTCAGATACTGACCCAGCAGATGTTGTAGTTGCTGACTATACTTTTAGAGCAGAAGAGCAAGACTGGCCTTCTTACTTTACAATTGCTGTTGAGTATTCCTTAGCAGTTGTATTTGCTACATCAATTGCAAGAGACTCTACACTTGCAACTCTAATGCAAAGCCAAGGCCAAAACGCTATGGCAAAAGCAAGAAGTCTGGACTCACAGCAGCAGACTTCAAGAAAACTTACAACATCTAGGTTTATTGCCGAAAGGCGCAGTTAATGGCTAGAGTCAGGGTTCCTATTACCAACTTTCAGTATGGTGAAGTTAGCCCATCTCTTGTGTCCAGAACAGATACAAAAGTTTATTCAAACTCTGCAAAATCTGTTGAAAACTTTTTTCTTAGAAACGAAGGTGGCTTGCTAAAACGCTTTGGTACTAAGCGTATTTATGAGTTTGACACAACACTAGACACAGATAAATTTCAGCAACATAGGATTGTTCCTTTTATTTTTTCTGATGATGAGCGTTATGTAATTTCACTTGAGCATCAAAAAATTAGATGTTTCCAAATCAACCCTACTACTGGTGCTATTTCTTTAGTGGCTACTGTAACACAAGATGTTGATAGTGCTGCCCTGCCTATTACTCACGATATTTTGCATGAAATTACATTTGCTCAATCAGGTGATGTAATGTTTCTTGCTCATAATACATTTATGATTCGCAAGTTAGTGCGTACCAGTTTAACAGCTTTTCAAGTTGAGACTTATCAATTTGCTGAAAGTGCAGATGGGTACAGAGTTAACCAGCCTTATTATCCTTTTCAAGATTTAACAGTAACTCTTGATCCTTCAGCTTCAACAGGGAATGGAATTACCCTAACTACTAGCGCAAGTTATTTTGACACAACAGGAACGCAATCAGGTGGTAATTACGCCAGTTCTAAGCATATTGGAATTGTTTTGCGTTATCACGATAACGAAGTTTTGATTACCTCTGTTCAATCAGCAACACAAGCAACAGGCAATATTACTAACGAGTTGCTTGTTCATCTTGATGTTGATGCTCTTGAAACAACAGAAGGTATAGCTGATGTTGAGATGACCTTCCCTTTGCATGGATTGTCTACAGGTGACTCAATTGTAATTTCAGAAGCTGGTGCTGTAGGTGGGATTGCTAGGAATCAAATCAATGGAACTAGGTCAGTACAAGAAATTATTGATGAAAATGTAATTGTGTTTACAGCGGGGGCAAACGCATCTAGCTCTACTGTAGGTGGAGGCTCACCAAAGGTAGTAACGCACGCGCCAACAACACAATGGAGCGAACAGTCTTACTCTGCATTACGCGGCTTCCCAGCGGCAGTAGCATTCCACGAAAATAGATTATGGTTTGGTGGCACTATTTCACAGCCTGACGGATTGTGGGGCAGTAAAAGCTCTGAGTATTTTAACTTTGATGTAGGTGATGCTGAAGATAATGATGCGCTTGATCTAACTGCTAGCATTGGTGAGATTAACTCAATACGTCACATTGTATCTAACCGTGATCTACAAGTGTTTACCTCAACATCAGAATTTTACATTCCATCATTTGTTGAAAAACCTATTACAGCAACTAATGCTAGGATTAAAAGGCAAACACCATTTGGCGCAAGTTATGTAAAACCATTTTCGTTTGATGGTGCAACTATGTATGTACAGAAGCATGGCTCTGTTGTTCGTGAGTTTGTTTATTCAGATGCAGAAGGCGCTTATGTTGCTAATGGTATTAGTCAGCTTTCATCACATTTAATTAACAACCCAATTCAAATGTCTGTGCTTAATGGCGCAATCAATCGTCCAGAATCATACGCTTTCTTTGTAAATCAAAATGGTGAGATTGCATTGCTTACATCTAACAGGGCTGAAGAACGTGCTGGCTGGGCTAAGTTTACTACTAAAGGCAAGTTTCATTCTATTTGCACTGTTGATGATCGTGTATTTCTTGTAGGCCTGTATGATACTGGCGCAGGCACAAAAAAATATATTCTTACAGAATTTGATTCTAATTTAAATTTAGATTTTTCTAATACGTTTACTGGTGTTGCCGGTGTGTTCGATGTGTCTGCTCATTTCCAAAATGGTGCTGTAGTTGATGTAGTTGATGATACAGATTACATAGGCCAGTTTACTGTAGCTGGCGGGAATGTTGATGTATCTGCTGTGTCTGAAATAACAAGCGCAGAAATCGGTTATTCATTTACTGTAAGCGCAGAAACATTACCTATTGATGCTAATGTTCAAGGTGGCCCATTAACTGGAAACCCTCGCTCTGTTAACAGGGTAATACTTGATGTGCTAGATACTTTATCTCTTACGGTAAATGGTAAACAACTTGTAATTCGGCGTGTTGGTGACGATTTAAGTTTGGATCGTGTGGCAATTCAAGGCAAACAGGAGTTTCGTTTGCTTGGTTACAGCAAAGACCCAACAATTAAAATAACTCAAAGCGCACCGTTGTCACTACAAATCAATGGGATTATTGCAGAGGTGTCATTCTAATGTTTCAATTACTAGGTACAGCATTTAGCGCGTTTGCTTCCATTCAAGCTGGTCAAGCTCAAAGAAGGGCTGAAGAAGCGCAAGCTTTACAGTATGAGCAAGAAAAACGTCAGAATGAAATTGAGACTTTGCAGCGTCACAATGATCGTCTTGCATCTTATGACTCAGCTAGAGCAGCTAACCTTGCTTGGTTTACTTTTGCTGGCAGAGATATAACCAGTGATCGCTCTGTTAAAGCTTTCTTAGATAAGCAGCGTGAAGTTGCGTTTACTGATGTCTCTCGTTCTGACAAGCAGGGTTATGCTGAAGGATCACAACTTGCTATGCAGGCGCAAGTAGCAAGGCAGCGCGGTCGCGCTGCGTCTACGGCTGGAATGATTAAAGGGTTTTCAACCATTGCAAGTGGTTTGCACAACTACAATTTGACGAAAGTGTAGATGTGATATGGCAGTAATTAGAGAAAAACAACAGTTTAGAAACTCACGCATAGGCGTAGTTCGCATGGATACTGGCGAAAGTCAGATGTGGCAAACTGTTGCGTCTGCTGCTGACTCCTTAACTCAGCAAGCTTTTAAGCAGGCCTCTGTAGAGGCGCAGAACAAAGGCAAGGAGTTTGCAGAATCTGTTGGCGAGGAGTCATTAAGAACAATCGACCCAGCTACAGGCAAGCCTCAGGCGTTTAAAGCACCAACAAGCTTTGGAACTATTGCTCAAGCTGCTTATGAAGAGACTCTTGATCGTAGATACATACGCACTGTTGATAGAGAAATAAGAGACAAAGCAAACGAAACATATCTTAAGTATGAGTTTGATCCGCAGGGTGTGGAGAAATACTCACAGGTAATGGAAGACTATGTTGGCGGAATGACCAAGAACGCTGACAAGCGTTTTGAAGGAATTGTTCGTGACACAGGCGCAGCTTATATTGCCAGCACAAAATTCAATCTTATGCAGAAGCGCAATCTTAGAATCAAAGAAGCTGAACAGATTGCACAAAGAGATGATGCAAAAGACAACGCTTCATTTATTGAGTCTATGGCTGAAAATGTAGATTGGAGTTTGCCTGATTCACAAGGCCACAGAGATGTTGAAGACATGTACATGGAAGGGGTTGCTGGTCAAAGAGCAGCAAATGTTGCTGGTTTAATTTCTGATGCACAATTTGAGGCAAACGTAGGTGTAATGCGTAGAGCATTGCCTAAAGCGATACTGTCAAAGATGATTAATTTTGATACTGTGTATGAAAAAGAAGATGGCAGCACAGTTCAAATAAACTCTGATGTAGCTCTTTCTATAGAAAACTCACTAAAAACTAATAGGGTTCTTGATGAAGTGCCTACAGCTTTGAAGCCTCAAGTTCAAAGAATACTTGATTCAGAGGCTTATGATAAAGATCGTGACAACATAGCTCGACATGTTACAGCACTAAGAACAAATCTAAGCCTCAAAGAATCAGATGCTGTTAAGCTAACAGCGTTTCAAAAGACTGTGCTTAATGTTGCCGAAGAAGGTTTTGTTGTTGACACAAATGACTCGCAAGTAAAAAAAGCTGGCGATGTTTTAATAGCAAATGAAGTTGATAGTTTAGACCCAGCAAGGCCTAACATGGTTCCTTATTTTACAAGCGAAGAGTCTACAAAAGAAGATGCGCCTTGGAAAATCATGGTTGCAGGAAAAGGCATTATAACTGAGGGCATGGAGCTAACGCTAAAAAGAATTTACAGGCTTGAAGGCATGACTAAAGAACAAATAGAAATTGGTTTAAGTCATTATGATTATTTAGCTAATGTAAATATTGCAGGTTCTACTGTTAACAAAACATTAGACACAACTTTGTCAAACGATGAAAACGCATTCTTACGCACACTAAGCTATGTAACTAGAGTTGGTGGCTCTGAAAACATTGTTGAGTTTGCCGCTAAGTTAAAAGAAAACATGCAGAATACATCGGCTGTAAATGACAGAGTTAAGTCAGTCCTTGGTGATGGTGATAAAGACAAAAAATCGGCTAACGATCTTTTAAATGCTTATCTTCAAGGCGATAACGACATAAATGAATCAACTGCATTTGGAACTGATTACCAAATGGTTGAAACTGTAAAGCCGTATGTAAAGCATTTGATTATGTCTGGTGTTGGAAAAGAAGATTTAAACGAACAGTTAAACGAAATGTTTGAAACATCTTACATTAATACTGTTGGTGTTGTTGTCGATAGATACAACTCCCAGATAGATAAGTCTATGTTTGCGTTGCCAAGATTGCTGCCAGACTATGCGGAAAGGCAGGCTTTTTATAGTAACGCTACAGAATTAGTCCAAACCTTAAGCGGTAAAAATTTTTTAATGCGTGAAAAAGGTCAGTACATAGGCATCGAAAAAGACCGACAGATAAAACTTGTGCCAATGACAACAAGCGCATTTCAGCCTGATGTATTACCGTTAGAATACAAAATAGATGATGACTTATCAGAAGAAGGGTTTGTTACAAGAAGCTCGTCACTGCAAACATTCCAATATATTGCTCATTACGTTGATGATGATGGTCAACTTAGAATGATCCCAGATAAAAACGGTAGTCCAATATTTATAGGCACAGAGTTGGCTTATGAAGACATTGCCAACATAAGAAAAGCGCAATCACAAGATGAAATGTATGATGCTAATAAAAAAACATTAAGAAAAATAGAAATAAGTAGGCTAACTAAAGCTCGTATTGATAGGAATGTTGAGGCTTTAAGTAATATAGCGTCGCCATTTAAAGGTGATGATTAATGGGAATTAATCCTTGGGAATCAACGCAAGCAACTTTTGTTGAATCAGATGTTTCTAAAAGGCGGTCGTTGCAGCGCGTAGAGCAGCCTGAGTTTTTTGCTGACACTGTTCCGGCGGCTCTTGGTTATCAATACCTGCCTATGTTTGAAGCTGTTAGGAATGCAGTTAAGCATGGAACAGAAGTTCAACAGGGTTACAATGCTCTTGATGACGTAGATGGGTATGAAGAGTACAAACACCATTTAATGAATGCTGTTAGCGAAGATCATATGCGTGATCTTAAAATGCAGCTTGATGAAAACAAAAAACGCAGACAGGTTTTAGCTGACTCATCATTCTGGGCTAACTTGGGTGCTGGTATCTTTGATCCAATTAACTTAGTTGCTTTGCCTTTTGGCGGCGCAGCCGCTACTGCTGGTCGGCAGTTCTTGCGTACTGGTGCTGGCGTAGGTGTTACACAGGCTGGCTTAGAGGTGGCTCGTGCGCCGTTTGATCCACTATCTACCCCATCAGAAGTGGCTACAAACATAGGCTCTGCTTTTGTTATTGGTGGTGCTATTGGAAGTCTTGTGTCTATACCGGCTAGACGTAGAGGCGCAGCAATAAAGAAAACTGAAACTCAAGTAACGGAATTTGCAAATGAGGTAGGTGACATTACACCTGACCAAATTAGAAACATTAACAATCCAGAATACAGAACATTTAAAGATAGAAAGCAAAGTGAATTAAATAATTTTGAAAAAATATTTCCAAAAGAACGTGATCTACTAGAATCTAAATTGCAAAAGGCTAAAGAAAAAGCAGATGCGCTTTTTAAAAAAGCAAGTGATTTGCGTGAGCAAGTCAAAAAGAATCCAGCATTAGAAGCCAAGAACAGTGTTTTGTATAAAAAAGCAATAGAACAATATAATGCTGCTAATGTTCAAGTAAAAATACTTCAGACAGCAACAGCACAGAAAAGAGTTGATGTTGAAAAGGTAAAAGAAGAACAGCTATTTCGTAGGGTTGAAGAAGTAAAAGATATTGGTGGCGATGTTTCAAAGCCGTTTGATTTTGCAGATAACTTCTTTACAGATTCTTGGGCTTTTAAGGGTGTTACCACAGGCTTTAAAAGAGTTTTGCAAGACAAAGAAATACCTCAAAGCGTTAAAAGCACTATGGTTAGATTAGCTGGTGATGCTGGTATGTTGTTTAAAATGAATCAAATGGGGTTTGCTACACCAAAATCTGTTTATCAATATGCTCAAACAAGAAATGGTGAGTGGCTACAAGTATACACGAAAATGCTAACACAGTTTGGTGAACACAGTGGCAAAGGCGTTACTCAAGTTGGTGACGTAAATTTTTCAAACATTGATGGTTCGTTTTCTGCATATCTAAAAGAAGTTAATCGTAAATACATAAACGGTGAAGAAGCTTCTACAACAGCAGAAAAAGAATCAATACAGGCATTAAATAAGTTTTATAAAACTTGGGAAGACAGGCTTGTAGAGCAAGGCATTATTGGCAGCATAAAATCTATTGAAGCCAAGATGGACAACATTAAATTTAAAATACAACGAAAAGAAAAAACACTTCTTGATGCTCAGATTAAAATAATTGAAAAAGCATTTAGCACAGAAGAAGCACAGCGATGGGTTAGCAGGCTTAAAAGAAAAAAATTTAATCAAACTGATGTTGTAAGAATGGTTAAATCACCACTAACTGGTGAGTTACCAAAAGGTGTTCCTGATTATCTTATTGACGTTATAAACGATTCCAATACTAGATTAAGTGCGCTTGAAGATCAGTTGTATGAACTTGAGTTTAGTATGCTTGTGGCTAAAGAAGAAAGAACATTGCCACAAAACGAAGAGTTAATGTTTCCTCGCTATTGGAATAGAGATCAAATACGCGAAAAAAGACAAGAATTTGCTGCAATATTAAAAGAGCATTACAAAGAAAACCCTTACATTTACGAACGCAATGAAGCTGCGTTTGAAGAACGGCGCATTAGAAACATATCTGAATTAAGTGACGCAGAAATCCAAGCGCGGTTTGGCGAAGAGTTTAATATGGTTAGTATTACGTCTAATTTTAGACGCGTGCAAGATGGCCCTATTGGGCAGCAAGGCGGTGGTGCGCTTGGTATGTTTGTGCGTTATGCTAATGATGGAAGGCAAGAAGTCTATTTAGACAGCACTGGCATTTATCAATATTACAATGAGATGGCAGAAGCTATGAAAAACCCATCTAAAGCTTTTAAAGACTTAGATGCTACACGCTCAAAGACTTCAGAAGATTATGCTCACAGAAAATTTGTAATGCGTAATTGGAGTTTTTTTCAAACTTTTAATGATTTTCAAGACTTTGTTTTGTTTCACGAGTTGCATCACAACAAGTTTAATCGGCGATCAATGGGTGTTAAGACACAAGCAGATCAGCTTAGAATGGAAAATGCTACAGATAGGGCTGCTCTTGCATTTCTTAAACAAAAACTACCAGAAATACGCGAAGGTCAGCCAGTCTATTTCAAGCGTAGGCTTGATGTTGAAGACGAGCGTATGCTCAATAAACGCGTTGAAGACACAATAGATAATATATTGGGATTGGCTGATACTGCTAATGACATGAACGCGTATTACGGTGCTGGCAAATCTAAACACATGCTTCACAGATCATTAGATATTCCAAATGCAAAAGTTTTTGATTTTATTCAAAATGATCCACTTGCTGTAATGAGAGCGTACACAACTCGCGTTGCGCCTCAGTATGAGTTTTCTAAAATGTTTGGTGGCAAGTCAGTAGATGAAGTTTTAGATGACATTGATATTGATATGGCTGGCAAACCCATAGAAAAAATAAACGCAGCTAGAAAAGACTTTTTGCATTTATATGATCGTGTTGTAGGCACAGTATTGCGTGAGCCGCATTCATGGGATCAGCGTACAGCTACTGTGCTAAGAGATTTTGCACAGCTTAATTACCTTGGCTCTGCTGGCTTTTCTACATTGCCTGACTTTGCAAAAATTATGATGGAGCATGAGCTTAAAGATGTATTTAAAACTTTATTCGCAACAATTTCTGATTCTCGTATACGCATGTCAGCTATGGAAGGTAAGTACGCTGGTGAAATAGCAGAGATTATATCAGGCGACGCGCATATGCGCCTTGTAGATGATGTAAGCAACAATCCTTTTAACGAAGGAACGTATGACAAATACATGAGCAAGCTTAAATGGGGTTTTTATCAAGCTAACTTGCTTGCGCCTATGACTAACATTATGAAAAAAATGGATGCAATTGTTCGTGGTCATTCATTAATACAAATGTCTATGCGTCTTGCTGGAAGCGGTAAGAAAGCAACTAAGTTTGAGGTTGAGTATCTTGCTCGATATGGAATTGACAAAGCAAAGGCTAAACGCATTCGTGAGCTTGTTGATAATAAAGTTATTGACCAGACTGAAGGCGGCCTATACTTACCAAGCACAGAAAAATGGCCTGTAGAATATGACGATTTAAAGCTAGAGTTTCGTAGTTCGCTTAACAGTGGCATTATGAATACTATTCTTATGGGTACACCAGCAGATAAACCAAACATTGTTGATGGTGTAGTTTACGTTCCTTATCGCATAGCTAGACAGTTTGGCGGCAAGGAAGACCCTAAGTATCGCGGCTATACACGCATAGAAAATGGATTGCTTGGCTTACCGTTTCAGTTCTACTCATATACATTAGCAGCGGTAAACAAAATTACAGCTTCATACGCCACAGGTCAGGCAAGAAACAGGGCAGTAGCACTAGCCGCATCTATGGGACTTGCGTATATGGGTCTGGAATTAAAAAATCCTGATTTTGTTATGGATGAAATGGCAATAGAAGATAAAATTGCACGTTCTTTTGATATGTCTGGTATGGCTGCTTTGTATTCAGATGGTCTTTATACCGCAATGCATACATCAATGGCTCTAGGTGGGCCTGATATATCTATGGGTTTAATTCAGCCAAAGTTCCCACAAGAAGAAAACATTGCCGATGCGGCAGTTGGTGTGTTAGGTGCGGGGCCAAGTATAGGTCTGGACATTACTAGAGGCGTTGGTGAATTTGTAAGTGGTAATTATGGTGAAGGCGCAAAACAAACTATGCGTTCTATGCCATTAGCTAGATTATGGTTATGGAAAGATTTTATGAATGAAGCTAGTAATGCGTTTACTGCAAAGCGTTACTAATTGTGCGTTGAGCATTTTGTTAAACAGGAGTAGGGTTTTGGCATGACAATTAACATAGCTGATAACACACCACGAGTGTCATATACGGTAGGGCAAGGGGTTACACAAACTTCTTTTGCAGTTTCGTTTGAGTTTTTTGCTAGTGCTGATCTAAACGTATACGTTGATGGAACTAAAAAAAGCATTAGCACTCATTACACTGTAAGTGGCGGTAGCGGGTCTACTGGTGCAGTTGCTATGTCTGTAACTGGAGCGTCTGGCGGCAGCACAGTTGTTATAACTAGAAGCATTGCGCTTGAAAGAACTACTGACTTTCCACCATCTGGTGCGTTTCAAATAAATTCTTTAAATACAGAGCTTGATAGAATTACAGCAATTCAAGCTGACCTTGATGATGAGATTGGACGCTCACTTCGACTAACTGATTATGATGTTGCCGCTAATTTAACTTTGCCAGAATTAAACTCTCGTAAAGGTACTACTCTAGCATTTAATGCTACAACTGGGGCTGTTGAAGCGGGGCCAAGTGTTGCTGGCGTGACTACAGTAAGCGCACTCGCTGCTGATATTGCTGCGCTAGCTGACATTGAAGACGGAACTACAGCTACAGACGCTATATCAGGACTAGCTGCAATTAAAGCTAACGTAACTACTGCGGCTGGCATTGCAAGTAACATAACGAGCGTTGCGGGTAATACATCTAACATTAATGCTGCTGTAGCTAATGCTTCTAACATTAATGCTGCTCCAGCTAATGCACAACTTGCTAATGATTGGGCCGCTAAAGTCAATGGCATTGTTGATAGTTCAGACTATTCATCAAAAGCTTGGGCTATTGGTGGCACAGGCGTTACTGACGCATCTGGTGCTGGCCCTGCTAAAGACTGGGCAACAGAGACAACTGGTCAGGTAGACGGTACAGAGTATTCTGCTAAAGAATATGCTGTAGGCGCACAACGTAGAGGACAAGCCAGTGGTGGTTCTGCAAAAGATTGGGCCACATACACAGGTGGCACAGTAGACAATGCTGGTTACTCAGCAAAATATTGGGCAGAACAAGCTGCTGCTAGTGCTGATAACGTAGATGATTTGTACCTTGGCCCTAAAAGTTCAGACCCAACAGTGGACAATGACGGTGATGCGCTAACTGTTGGCGATTTGTATTTCAACACAGGCGATAATGTTTTGAAAGTTTATGACGGATCGGCTTGGAATGCTGCTGCTATTAGCACAGCGGGAGTTGCAACAGCAGGCTTTAGCATCGCAATGAGTATTGCCTTATAGGAGTAAACAATGGCACAGAATTTTCGCAGATACACATTGAACGCAGTAGGCACTGTTGCCGCTGACATTCCCGATGGGTCTAACTTTGACAGCTTTGACACCATTGTAGGCATTCATATCGCTAACGTAACGGCTAACGCTATCACGGTTGAGTGTTACATCAATGATGGCACTAACGACATTCATCTGGTTAAAGATGCACCCATAGCGGCTGGCGGTGCGCTTCAGATATTAGACGCTGGTGCTAAATTTGTCGTCCAATCTGGTGACAGGCTTTATGTCAAATCAAACACAGCAAGCAGCGCAGATGTTTGGGTGTCTGCCGTTGATGCGATCAGCACATAGGGGATTAAGATGGGTTATGTAGGCAATCAACAGGGTGAAGGCTTTAGCCAAGTACCAGCCAAGCAAGACCTTACTGGTGCTACTGGCACTAGCCTTACGCTGTCACACGCTGTAGCTAGCGCAGAAGGCATTGACCTGTTTATTAATAACGTGAGGCAAGAGCCTACAACAGCTTATTCAGTAACAGGAACAGCGGTAACACTTACTGGAGCAGTGGTAGCATCAGATGATATTTATGTGGTCTACAATTCACTGGCTTTGCAAACGACAGTACCGCCGGATGCGTCTGTTAGCACAGCCAAGATTGCTAATAGTGCAGTTACATCTGCCAAGATTGCTGACACTAATATAACTTCAGCTAAAATGTTTAGCGGTTTTGCCAATGGCATAACTATGGCTGACCAATTTAGATTAACAACTAGTCTTACAAGTTCTGGAACTCTTACTAACTGGGAGCGTCCTACAGACGCTAACGGCAACAATATGCGTTTTGCCCAACTTAGCACAGGCATGACTCAATCCAGCGGTATATTTAGTTTTCCAAGCACAGGCTATTATGTTGTTTATGTAGCCAGTGAACTTTTTGCAACGAGTGGTGACGGTGGAGTGTTTATAGAATTGCAAGTTACAGAAAATAATAGCAGTTATGTGACAGCCTCAATATCATCCGCTGAAGGTAGCTCTTCAGGCGATAGTAGAGGCACTGGTTCTATGATGAATCTTATGAACATAACAGATATAACTAACCAAAAATTTAAAGCTGAAGCTAGTAGTATTAGTTCTGGTTCTTCTATTCTTGGCGACGCAAATTACAATAGAACAGCAATTACAGTTGTTAAAATAGCAGACGCACAATAGGGGGCAAGCTAATGGCTTTATCGAAAATACTACCAGCCGGTCAATCCCAGTTTGCTGGTGCAAAGAATCTTATCATTAATGGTGGAATGCAGGTTTGGCAAAGAGCCACCGCAGCTACAGCGGGTGCAAATAATACGTTAAATACGGTTGATAGATGGGGTTGGTTATTAAATAATGACGGTGCGGTTACTTCTGAACAATCAACTGATACGCCAACAGGCACAGGCTATTCGTTTCTTCTAAAATGTACAACGGCAGATACAAGTCTTGCCGCTGGTCAGTATGCTGGTCTTTTTCACAACATAGAGGCACAAAACCTTCAGTCTCTACAGTATGGAAGTTCCTCTGCTAAAAGCATAACTTTATCATTTTGGGTTAAGTCGAATAAAACAGGAACTTACACAGTAGCTTTGTACAAGGGCGGAAACACAGGGTACATAATTCCTAATGAGTACACGATTTCATCGGCAAATACATGGGAAAAGAAAACAATCACAATAACGCCAACTGCTGGAAGCACATCATTTATTACAGCATCAGGAGGGGCATTTCTTAATAACAATACATTAGGATTTTCAGTCGCATTTAACCTCGCATTTGGCTCAACATTGCATGGCACTAATAACACTTGGTCGTCTAATGCATCACATTACAGTACATCCAATGCGGTCAACTGGATGGATAGCACAAGCAATAACTTTTACTTATCTCAAGTACAGCTTGAAATCGGAGATGTAGCCACGCCGTTTGAGCATGAGGATTTTGGAACTACGTTAGCTAAGTGTCAGCGGTATTTTGAAAATATTGAATTTAGCAATGGTTCAGTAGTAACAGTCGGTCAAGTTTATAGCAGTCATACTGCTGCAGCGGCTCCTTTGCGCTTTAAAGTTACAAAAAGAGCAGCCCCAACTGTGACCCTACCCCCAACAGGCAGAAATACTGGTAATATAAATTTTTTAATGGCATCGGCTGGTTATGTCCCCACTTCAGACGGAAGTATAGCTGTTAACTTTATTAGTGTTGACTCGTGTACACTACAAGCTAGTGGGTACAATACTTTTGGTGCAAACGGTGACGCTTCATGGGTTTATATGAATGGTGCTGCAACCATTACAGTGGCAGCGGAGTTATAAATATGAATATTACATTAGCTAAATATATAAAAGTAACAACACCTACTGATGAAGAAATCATTAATAGTGTTAAAGCTACCATCAGTGGTGTTGAATCTTTCGTGCCTATGGATGAAGCCAACACAGACTACGCAGAAATCCTACGCCAAGTAGCGGCTGGCACTCTAACAATAGAGGAGGCAGACTAATGCCTTATATCGGGACTCAGCCAACGACAGGTGTATTTACTGAGCTAGATGCTCTGACTGCATCAGCTACGGCTGACTACGCTCTTACTTTGAATGGCGCAGCATACAATCCAGCAACGGTTAACAACCTTCTGGTTAGCATCAATGGTGTAATACAAGCTGGCTCTACTATGAGCCTGTCAGGTAGCACACTGACAGTGGGTGCTACGCTTTCATCATCTGATGTTATAGATTTTGTTCGGGTGTTTGGTTCTGTCGGCACTGTGTCTACGCCTACTGATGGCTCAGTTACTACAGCCAAGCTAGGTAATGGGTCTGTTACTGCCGCCAAGTTAGCAGCGGGTGTGCAAGGTGTAGCTGGCATTACTACTGCTAGCACTAGCGGAACAGCGTTAAGCATTGATAGTTCTAATCGTCTAACGATGCCGCTTCAGCCTAGCTTTAGAGCAATAGGCACTACTAATAGTCTTGTGACAACATCTCCAATTCCTTTTCCTAGTGTACAGCATAATATTGGTTCGCATTTTTCAACGAGTTCAAATGAGTTTACTGTTCCGATAGCGGGGGTTTATTCGTTTCATGTTCATATTGCTTATATTATAATTCAGAGTAATGGTGGTAATGGGCAAGTAGACATTAGAGTTAATAACGTTGCTAAAGCGTATTCTTATGCCAATATACCTGCTGCAACAGGTTACATTCCCTGCTCAGTTAGTTTGTTAATTGAATTAGCTGTAAATGATGTTGTAAAAGTACAATTTAACGCAAACGGCACTGCTTCTTATTATGGTGGCGGTGTTGAGTGCCAGTTCTCTGGCTACTTGGTAGGATAGGAGACAGATATGGCATTAACAAAATTAAACAATCAATCTCTTACCGCAGTTACGGCTGCTGGTATTCCTATTCGTACTGGTAGTGTGTTGCAAGTTGTACAAGGCACTACCCAAGCACAATACACTATGACAACCTCATATGCAGATGTTGGTTTATCTGTAAATATTACACCGACAACATCAGACAGTGATATTTTTATATTAGTAAATAGTCAAATATATGTGGGAAATGATGGTTATGGAACAAGATTATTAAGAGACTCTACAGTTATATTTACTGCTGCTGGAAGTGATTCAAATGGCCCTTTTGAGGGATATTCATCAGGTGGCTTTCATAATAGAACAGGGTATAATTTTCTTGATACAACGAGGTCATCAAGCACAAGCCAAATAACGTATAAGCTACAAGGCATTTTGTATCACTCTGGTTCTTCTGTTCATTATAACTACAATGATGTGACTAATGCGACTTCAGTCATACAAGCAATGGAAATCGCTGGCTGATGAAACCTACAGCCGCATCAGTGCAGTCGCAGATAGATACACATGAGGCTGTGTGTTCTGAGCGTTGGCGTGAAACCATCATGCGGATTAAACGCATCGAACATATTATGATTGGTTCTGCTGGCACTACAATTGTGTTGCTTTTGAGCGTTGTAATGCGAGGCTAACATGGTAGTTGCTGAGGTACTAACTGGTATTGCGTTAGTCCAGCAATCCGTAAAATTTATTAAAGATAATATCAGCACTGCTCAAGACATAGGACAGATAGCCAGCCAGATAGATGATCTGTTTACTGGTGAAAAACAGGTGCAGCAAGCTAGAGCCAAGAAGTCTGGCAGTAGTTTGGGCGATCAGTTTGGTGTCGATACTGTAGCTAAAGAAATGATTGACGCTAAGTTGGCTGCTGAACAGCTACAAGAAGTAGCGACTATGGTTGATATGAGATTCGGTCATGGAACATGGGCGGGTATATTAGCTGAGAGAGCCAAGCGTATCCAAGAGGCCAAGGAAGCAGAGGCTATAGCTAGACGTAAGAAGATACAAAAGGATAGAGAGTTTGAAGAGATGATGAAGCAAGCTGTGCTTGTAGGAACAATCATTGTTATAGCAGTAGGCTTGTTTATTTTTTTAATGGTTAGTGTAGCAAAGGCGATTGTCATATGATTAGTGTTGAGCAGTTTCTTAAATGGAAAGTCTTGCCTAGATGTATGATGCTTGCATCTACAGTTATGTCATGGCGTTGTGCTGAATGGTTTATGGAATTAGATGTGCCAACTGCAAGTCAGTCAGCATTTGTATCTGTAGTTATGGGCGTGATGACAGGTGTGTTTGGCATCTGGATGGGGCATGAGCATAAAGGTGAAACCAAATGAAGAACGCAGCTACAAGATTGAATGAGGCTAGTGAGGTTACTATTCCTCTTCGTAATCTTATCAGCATGATTGCTTTTACTGGCGTGTCTGTTTGGGTTTACTTTGGACTGGTGGAACGCATTGCTTTTCTTGAGCATAACCTTGAGTTGACTATGCAAGAAGTAGAAGAAAATGACAATTGGATTGATGACTTTGAGCCACCGAAATCTGTACAAGACACAGTTAAAAAGATGCAGCAATTAGAGATTGAAATAGCTAGAATAAAACTAATGTTAGAGGCTAAGTAATGATACAAGCATTGATTGGGCCGATTGCATCACTAGCTGGTAGCTGGATGGAATCCAAGGTCGAGCAAACCAAAGCCAAAGGCAAGGTTGCTCAAGCTAAAGCTGAAGCAGAAGCAGAGGTAATGAAGGTAGCTGCTACCCATGAAGCTGGCTGGGAAAAAATTATGGCTAAGTCTAGCGACAATAGCTGGAAGGATGAAGCTTGGACAATATTGTTTATTGTTATTATTGCTATGTGTTTTATTCCTGTTACTCAGCCTTATGTTGAGCGTGGCTTTACGGCTTTGGATGGTACACCTGACTGGTTTCAGTACGCAGTTTATGCTTCAATAGCTGCAAGCTTTGGATTGCGTGGCTTGAAAGGTATAAAGAAATGAAACTATCAGAGCATTTTAGTCTTGAGGAAATGACCAAAAGCCAAACAGCTTTGCGGCGTAACCTTCCTAATACGCCCTCAGAAGCTCAGACAGAGGCGTTAGTTCTTTTGTGTGAGAATGTACTAGAGCCAGTGCGGAGCCACTTCAGCATACCGTTTACGCCCAGCAGTGGCTATCGCAGTGCCGAGCTTTGTGTTGCGATAGGTAGTTCTGTGTCTAGTCAACATGCAAAGGGTGAAGCTGCTGACTTTGAGGTGCCATCTATATCTAATCTTGAGTTGTGTACTTGGATTATTAACAATCTAGATTTCGATCAGATTATTCTTGAGTGTTATACTGGTGGTAATACAGGGTGGGTACACTGTAGCTACAAAGCAGAAGGCAATCGTAAAGAAGTTCTAACATACGATAAAGAGAATGGTTATCGTAAAGGCTTGCTAACTTAAAATGGGCCAGCCGTAATTTGGGAAACGGCTGACCCACTAGCAGGCGGAGAACTAATCAACCTGCTTTAAAATGGTACATCTTCTGATGGCATTGCGCTAGTGACATTCTCATCTTTGATGTTGTCACCGAACTCAGGTATCTCATCATCTATTGGCTTGGGCTTGTACTCCGATACCTGCAAAGACATGTAGGCATTGTCATCCTTCATCTCTTTCCAAGATGCAATCTTCCAGTCTTGATGCAGCCCATCAAGTGGGCCACTGTAGTCGGGTGCTTTCTCATTGCCCTTCTTGTCGTTAGGGAATAAGCATCCTATCTTTTGGAATACTTCGATGCGCTTCTTTCCATCTCTGGACTCAGCCATGATGAGTGCTACTTGTCCGTCTTCTCCCATAACATTAAGCTTGCCTTGCAGTATAAGCTGTTGCTCGGGAAAGGGTTTGAAGGCTGCGCCTCTGTTTGTGTTGTCATATTCAGTCATTGCTGTTCTCCTTTTTTGTATGTTCCTGTAAGAGCCATAATATTTTTTCTACCTTATGCTCTAGGTTAGTGAGCCTTATTTTTATTTCTTCTAAATGTAAAACAAACTTTGAAGAAAACATTAGTCAGCCCTCCATATCCTATGATGGTTAAGGTTCTCTCTTCTTGTAGCAATTTTTATATCCCATGC